GCAAGGAGTAGGGCCAGAGCAGAAATCTCAGTACGAAGAGGCGTTAAGCAAGATTGAAAGGATGGTGCTTAGGGAAATAGAAGCAAGTAATGATCGTGTTGTCTTACATGAGGCGTTATTACATTTAATCGTTGCTGGAAATGCACTTTTATATGTTTCGACTGATGGATTAAGGGTATTTCATCTCAATCGTTATGTTTGTTTCCGCGATCCAATGGGTAATCCTCTGGAAGCGGTGACATGTGAACAGCTTCCTTATTACGCATTGCCAGAAAAGGTTAGGCAAATGCTAGAAGAAGAGGAAGAAGAAGATTTAAAAGGACTTTATAAGCAACCTGAACCATTAGAAGCCAAGGAAGAAGAGAAGAATTGCAAGGTTTACACCCATATCAAGTGGGAAGGTAATCAAGTTAAGTGGCACCAAGAAGTAAAAAACAAGATTGTTCCAGGCAGCGAAGGAAAAGCACCGAAAAATCTTAGTCCTTGGCTTCCATTGCGTATGACTAGGGTTGACGGACAAGCCTACGGAGTTGGATACGTTGAGTCTGCGGCAATAGCTGACTTACAAACAGTTGAAGCGTTATGTCAAGCGATAGCAGAAGGAGCATTAGCTAGTGCAGCGGTACGTTTCTTAGTAAAACCAAGCGGAGTCACGAAGGCTGCTGATCTCGCAAAAGCCCCTAATGGTTCTTTCGTCACAGGCGATCCTAACGATGTGCTTGCCCTGCAAGTTCAGAAATCACAGGATCTATCCGTAGCGATGCAAGGCAAAGAGCAAATTGAAAGAAGACTTGCTCAAGCTTTCATGCTTAATGATCAGAGAAATGCGGAGCGCGTCACCGCGGAAGAAGTCAGAATGACTCAGTTAATTACGGAGCAATCCATCGGTTCCATATATTCGATATTACAAACAGAGTTCCAAGTCCCATACGTCGCAAGGAAGTTAGACATTTTAACTAGGGAGAATAAGGTTCCAAAATTACCTGATGATTTAGTAAAACCAATAATGACGGTTGGTCTAGCAGCAGTAGGAAGAGGACATGAATTAGAACAGTTAGTCAGATTTACACAGACCTTGGCTCAAACAGTTGGGCCAGAGGGATTAGCCCAGTATTTAAAACCTACTGAGTTAATAACTCGTCTTGCCTATTCAATGGGTATAGACACTTTGGGCCTAATCAAGACTGAGCAAGAGCTACAAGCTGAAGCACAGCAGGCCCAGGAGCAAGCACAACAGCAAGCTTTGATGCAATCAGCCATGGGCGATCCGCAGAAGTTAGCGAATGCTGCTCAAACCGCTAATGAAATTGCAAATCCACCCCAAGAAGCACAATGACCGCGACCCCACAAGGCACTCCACAGCTAACTATTCCTGAAGGACAAGAGGGAATAGCTAGTCCTGATCAACAGGAATTAGTTGAACAGATTCAACAAGAAGGGCAAATCTCCGAAGATGCTCAACAAGTCTTAGAGAAATTTAAAAGCACAGAAGATTTAGCAAAGTCTTACGCTGAATTACAAAGGAAGTTCACTCAGAATCAGCAGCAAAAACCTGAAACTCAGACTGAAACTAAAACTGAGCCAGCAGAGCAACAAGCTGAAACTTATACAGCAGAGCAAGCAGCTCAAGTTTATGGAAAAGAAACTGTTGAAGCGTTAGCAGAAAAAGGAATGGATCTTGGAGAGGTGATGTTTAAGGCAGATAGTGGAGAAGATATAAGCCAGCATTACGACACTCTTGCTGAAGCATTTAATGTTCCTAGACAAGTTGTAGAAAATTATGTAAGTGGAGCCAAAGCTCCTCAATCAACTGAGCCACAAGGATTATCTGAACAACAAGAACAATCAATTAAAGATGAAATTGGCGGCGATGATGCCTACGCAAAATTAGATCAATGGGCTGGCAAGAATTTAAGTAAAGAAATGGTTGAAAGTTTTAATCAGACAATGGAATCAGGAAATATTGATGCAATTAAATGGGCAATTCGTAATGTTCAGATGCAAATGGAAAGTCCTAATGCCGTTGTGGAACCTAAGCTTATAGGGGGTGGAGATGTCCCAAGTGAGACAACATTCCAAAGTAAGCAACAAGTATTAGATGCAATGAGTAAAACGAATGATAGAGGACAAAAAATATACGAAACTGATCCAAGTTACCAAGAATCAGTTAAACAAATGTTGAAGAGAAGTCCTAGCTGGGATATGCTTCCATAAGAAAGCGAACCAAAAGCTTTAGGCCCATTAAGGTGGATAACCTAAGTAGCGGAGGAAGGGCTATCTACTCAAAGTCTTTTTTTTAACAAAATTAACTCATCATGGCTGTAACACTCAGCCGTTTAGGTCAGGTTAAAGGCGCAGCCGCTACTTGGGGTGCTGGTGCTTCTGGTCTAGATACGGATAGAGCTTTAATGCTCAAACTCGGTTCTGCCGAGGTAATGGAAGCCTTTATGACCGCAACGGTTTTTAAAGGCAAAACTCGTGAAAGAAACATAAGAGGCGGCAAAAGCGTAGCCTTCCCAATCACGGGTAAAATGACCGCTGCGTACCATCAGCCAGGCACTGAGCTGACAGGTACAATCAACGATCCTTCTGATCTCAACGAGAGAGTAATCAGCTTGGATGCGTTGATGGTTGCAGACGCAGCGATCTATAACGTTGATGAGCTTATGAGCTACTTCGACGTTCGCCAGATCTACACAAAAGAGTTAGGCCGTGCGTTAGCGGTTGAGTATGACAAGCGTGTTGCAAGGATGATCTTTGCAGCGGCAAGTAATTCAACTGAGCCTCTAGCTAAGTCAACCAACTCTGGCAGAACTGGACAAGGACTAACACTAGGAACTGATTACACAGCTTCAGGTGCTACTCGTCAGGCAAAAGGTGACGCTCTAGTTAACGCGATCTTTGACGCTCGTGTTGGCTTTGAAGAGAAGGACGTAAGTATCGACGACATGTACGCGGTATTTACTCCAGAGGATTACTACCTCATCTCACAATCAAGTCGTGCTATCAACGCTGACTTCGGTGGAGCTGGAACCATTGCAGATGGCCGCACATTGCGTGTCGCTGGTATTCCTATACTTTCATCGAATCACGTAACTCAAAGTGCTTACACGCTTGTAGCGGGTGATCACAACTCTGATTACGCTCAGAACTTGAGTAAGTGTAAGGGTCTAATCTTTAACAAGGAAGCTGTTGGTGTTGTTTCACTACTATCTCCAGCACTTCAGTTAACAGGTGAAGAATGGAGAGTTGTTCACCAAGCAGACCTTATGGTTGCAAGACAAGCTTTAGGTATGGGAGTTCTACGAGCTGAGTCAGCTTGTAAGATTGTTATTCCTTAAGTAAGTTAAAATTGGAAAGATTGCAAAGCACGGGCCAGCGAAAGCTGGCTCTTTTTTTTGCTTACTAATACAATGTATGCAACGCCCTTGTAGATGAGAAATGGGATTAGCAAATCAGTCGGTTACTCCAGGTAAAACTGGCTTGCTGGATGCAGTAAATATCTTGCTAGAGAATATTGGTGAGCAACCTGTTAACACCTTAGAAAATCAGCAAATCACAGATGCGAGGATTGCTGAAAGAACACTTCTTGAATTTCATAAAGAAGGTCAAATTAAAGGTTGGAGTTGGAACACAGAAAGAGATTATCCGTTCTCTAAAGATTCAAACGGAGAAATAAAAATACCAACTAATGTTTTAAAACTTTCGTTAGATCCATATCTTTATGCTGGTCGTTACCAACATCGAGGAACAAGGTTATATGACACGGAACATCGAACTTATGTTTTAGAGACAACGATTACTGACATTTTATGTGATGTAATTTTCGGGATGGCATGGGATGAATGCCCTGAGGCATTTAATCGTTGGATAACAATTAGATCAGCAAGAGTTTTTGCACAGAGAGTTTTAGGAGATAGTTCATCTTTTAGATATACACAAGAGGACGAGAAAGCAGCTCAAGTTGTTTTAGAGCGAATGGAACAAGAACAGGAACAAGCAAATCTATTAACAGGAGGAAGAAATCACTTGCCGTTCCCAACTTATACCCCTGCTTCGGGTCTTAGTACTCGCCGTATAACTACTGGAATCAGACTCTAATGGCTTTACGTTCCTATTCCATACCAAACCTATCTCAAGGTATTTCGCAACAACCTGATGCTCAAAGAGATCCATCCCAAGGAGAGATACAAGTCAATGGCATGTCATCCATCGTTGAAGGTTTACGAAAAAGAGATTCAAGTGAAGTCTTGGCAGAAGTCTCTAGCACCAGTTTTGGAGACTGTTTCATCCATAGTATTCTTAGGGATAATACTGAAGAATATCTTGCAGTAATAAGCAATAACGACGTAAAGGTTTACGACCTTGATGGAGTTGCCAAAACTGTTAATAAACCAAGTGGAGTTAGTTATTTATCTAGTGTTACTGACGCAAGACAGCATATAAGAGCTGTAACGATTGCTGATTACACCTTTATAACGAATACGAAGCAGATTCCAGCAATGAAAACTGCTACGGCTCCAGCGACGGCAAGGCCAACCGCCCACGAAGCTTTGTGCTGGATTAAGGGAGCTTCATACGGGAATAAATACAAATTGACAGTTAATGGTAGTTCCGCAGAAGTATCAACTCCTGTTGCTGCTGTTGTTTCTAGTGGTGGTTCAGTTACAGAAAATAGAATTAGTTCAGAAGATATTGCTGAAAATTTAAGAACAAATATTTCTGCAAGTGGAGTAACTATTACTCGAAGTGGTTCTGTTCTGCATTTGACATCTGCAAATGCAATCACGCTAGAAGCTACCGATGCAAAAGCTAATCAAGATATTGGAATTTTCTTGCATGAAGTTCAGGCATTTACAGAACTTCCAACGATTGCACCGCAGGGTTATCAAATTTCAATTATTGGTGATCCAGGGAATGATTTTGATGGTTATTACGTTGAGTTCAAACCTAAGAGTGGAACTTTTGGAGAAGGTGCTTGGACAGAAACAGTTAGTCCAGGGGTTGAATATGAAGTAGATGAAGCAAAGATGCCTCATATTTTGGTGAGGCTTTCTAATGGTCAGTTTTACTTTGGGCCTGCTAATGCAAGTACTCAATCAGGAAGCGAGATGCCCAAGTGGGGCAATCGAATAGCTGGTGATTACAACACAGCTCCAGATCCTAGC